CGGTATGGCCATGAAGTCCAGCAAGAAGGACAAATAACCATGTCCAAGAAAGCACCCGTATTCAAGCCATGCTCCAAATGCCCTGCTCCTGCTAAATGCAAGGCTGCGGGTAAATGCCTGGCCAAGAAGGCTAAGTGATGTTTCTGGGCGTGGTCCTCTTCTGTCTTACACCTGAGGCCACGTCCTGCGACGTACTTATTGAGACCGGTACGTTTTACCTGACTGAACAGTCCTGCAAATCTGCCTCAGAGGAATTGTCCGTGCTGTTAGTTACTAGGCTGGATCCATCTCGTCTCTTGTATGCCTGTATGCCTTTACCGGCTGCAGGTACGCCACTCTGAGGTGCAGGACATGAGCGATGACCGCCTCAACAGGATTGAGGTCAAGCTGGATAAGCTGGCTGAAGCTATCGTCTCGTTGGCCCGTATGGAGGAGCGGATGATTACGCTCTTTCGCCGTATGGAGACCTACGAGGATAAGCAGACTGAGGTCTCTGATCGGGTAGCGGTCATTGAGCGTACATCTGAGGGTAGGAACCATGTGGTCCGTATGGCTGACAAGATGTTCTGGATCCTGATCACTGCAGCGGTAGGTGCTACCTTCGTTTATTTTAGAGGCTGGAATGGCTGACAAACCTGTTACTGAACGACAGCAGCTGCTGATCGATCATCTCCTTGGTGCTGCTAAGGGTGATGTACGGACTGCCATGACTATGGCTGGATACTCAGAGTACACCACAACGCATGAGGCTCTCAATCCAATTGCGGATGAGATCATCAAACAGACCCAGATGTACATTGCCACGAATGCTCCCAAGGCTGCTATCGGCATGGTGGGTGTGATTACCGATCCGTCGATGCTTGGTGCTAAGAACGTGATCGCTGCATCCAAAGAGTTGCTGGATCGTGCTGGCCTGGTCAAGAAAGAGAAGATTGAGATCACTGCGCCTGAAGGTGCGATGTTCATTCTTCCGCCCAAACAAGAGTCCTAATGGACGATACTGACTTTCCACCTAAGCGTCGAACTAACCCGAAGGTACCGATTGCTTTCGGGTATATGGCTGCAGACGATGATCCGATGGATCTCGTACCTAATCCGGTCATGGTTCCCTACGTTAAGGAAGCACTGGACTTTATTGACCAGGGTGGGTCGTTTCGAGAGACAGCTGCCTGGCTGACTGAGAAGACCGGTAAGTCCATCTCGCACCAAGGCATTGCGATTATCTGGCGTGAGCGTCGTGGCAGCAACCCGGACAACGAACGCGGTAAAGCTGCTCGTCTCAAGAAGCGTAAGAATGCACCGAAGACTGGTCCTGAGAAGGCCAAAGCCAAGATCATGCGTCAGACTGCTGACGCTAAACGGCTCCTCACCATTCGCCAGAAACAGCTTCGTGCCTGGGTGGACCTACCGAAGCCGGTGGTCGAGCAGCCAGTTGCCCCTCAGACGATCAGCGAGACGCTAGACTTCTCTGCAGCGCCTGCTGAACGTGAGGTGGTCTTCAAGCCGAACCCCGGCCCACAGACTGAATTCCTGGCCTCTGGAGAGCGTGAGGTTCTGTACGGTGGTTCAGCTGGTGGCGGTAAGACCTACGCCCTGATCGCCGATCCTATGCGGTACTTCGCACATCCTCAGTTCAACGGGATCATCTTCCGCCGCACGAACGATGAACTTCGTGAGATCATCTGGAAGTCTCAAGAGATCTATCCCCGTGCCTACCCAGGGTCGAAGTGGCAGGAGAAGAAGAGCCAGTGGGTATTCCCTAACGGATCCCGGCTCTGGATGACCTACCTTGAGCGGGATGAAGACGTTCTGCGTTACCAGGGTCAGGCCTTCAGCTACATCGCCTTTGACGAACTGACGCAGATGCCGACCCCGTTCTCATGGGACTACATGAGGTCTCGTCTGCGTACCACGGCCCCTGATCTGCCGATCTTTATGAGGGCTACGACGAACCCAGGTGGACCTGGACACGGCTGGGTCAAGGCTATGTTCATCGACCCGGCACCGGCTAACAAAGCATTCCCGGCGACAGACATCACAACCGGTGAGGTTCTGACCTACCCGCAGTACCATGAGAAGGCAGGACAGCCACTCTTCAGCCGCAGGTTCATCCCAGCCAGTCTGTACGATAATCCGTACCTCAGTGCTGATGGATCCTACGAGGCCAACCTTCTCTCCCTGCCTGAGAACCAGCGCAGGCAGCTTCTTGAGGGTGACTGGACGGTAGCTGACGGTGCAGCCTTCACAGAGTTCCGTCCCAAGACCCATGTCATTGAGCCATACGATATCCCGCCCACCTGGCGACGGTTCAGAAGCTGCGACTACGGGTACTCCAGCCACAGCGCCGTCCACTGGTACGCCATCGATCCGAACTATGAGACGCTGGTGGTCTATCGGGAACTGTACGTCTCCAAGCACACCGGTCGAGATCTCGGTAACCTGGTTGTACAGACAGAGCGTGGCGAGGATATCTCCTACGGCGTTCTGGACAGCAGCTGCTGGCATCAGCGTGGCCAGGTAGGTCCGTCTATCGCAGAAGAGATGATCGCAGCTGGGAGCCGCTGGAGACCGTCTGACCGGAGTGCCGGTGCGAGGGTGGCTGGTAAGAACCGGCTGCATGAATTGCTGAAGGTGGATCCGTACACCGAGCGACCTGGCATCGTCTTCTTCAATACCTGCCGTCAGATTATTGCAGACCTACCGGTCATCCCATCAGACCCACGCGGTGGCGATGACATCGATGTCCGTTATTCAAGCGACCACGCCTACGATTCCATTCGGTACGGTGTGATGTCGAGACCCCGCGCATTTAGCCCCTTCGATATGGGCGAGGGCGTCCCTCAAAGAACCTGGCGTCCAGTAGACGCGACGTTCGGATACTAAGGATCACCAAATGGCTTTGATGGAACCGCCGACAAAGATGAACCCATCGGATTCAACTGAATCCCAGGAAGTGATGGCTCTGGCGGAAACCGGTGATGCCGTTCAAGAGAACCTGGAATACGGTGGTCTCGTAGGTTTTATCCGCTCTGCGTACAACCGTGCCAAGGATGCTCGTCAGACTGACGAGACCCGGTGGCTTCTAGCTTACCGGAACTATCGTGGGATCTACGGCCCCGATGTTCAGTTCACGGAGAAAGAGAAGTCCAAGGCATTCGTTAAGATCACGAAGACCAAGGTACTCGCCGCCTACGCTCAGATCATCGATGTCCTGTTCGCCGGGTCCAAGTTTCCAATCGGTATCGAAGCCAGCGCTTACCCAATCGGCGTGGCTGGTGAGGTTAACTACGATCCCAACCAGATCACCGAGAAGAAGATCAAGGAAAAGGCTAAGGTCGATTACACCGTACCTCGCCAGTACAACCGTCCTGAGATCGAAAAGGATCTCGGTGTATATCGTCAGCAGCTTGAACCGGTAAAAGACGAACTGTCTCTGGGTGTTGGTACCAATCCGGGTGCAGCCACGTTCGAACCGGCCAAGAAAGCCGCGCTGAACATGGAAAAGCTGATGCATGATCAGCTGGAAGAGACTGAAGCCAGCAAGCATCTGCGCTACACGGCATTCGAAATCGCTCTATTCGGTACCGGTATCCTCAAAGGCCCCTTTGCCTTCAACAAAGAATACCCGAAGTGGGACAAGACGGGCAAATACTCGCCTGAGTTCCGTACCATCCCCAAAGTCGAGGCGGTATCTGTCTGGGATTTCTATCCTGACCCTGATGCACGGAGCATGGCAGAGGCTGAATTCACCGTTCACCGGCATCGTCTGAGCCGGTCTCAGCTTCGTATGCTCAAGAAGCGTCCCCATTTCCGCAAAGATAGCATTGAAGAGGCTATTTCTCTCGGTGCGAACTACGTTCCCGAGTACTGGGAATCGATTCTTGAGGATCACGGTGTTGAATCATCGATTGATCGCTTCGAAGTCCTTGAATACTGGGGAATTCTGGACGCTGAACTGGCCGAAGAAGCCGACATGGAGCTTCCTGATGGCATGGAAGACTCCGATCAGGTCCAGATTAACGCCTGGATCTGCAACGGTCAGATCCTTCGCCTTGTCCTGAACCCGTTCACCCCGACGCGCATCCCGTATCACGCCGTTCCCTACGAACTGAACCCGTATTCCTTCTTCGGGGTGGGCGTCGGCGAGAACATGGAAGATACGCAGCTGCTGATGAACGGCTTCATGCGGATGGCCGTCGATAATGCTGCCCTTTCCGGCAACCTGCTCATCGAAGTCGATGAAACCAACCTTGTTCCTGGTCAAGACATGTCGGTCTACCCCGGCAAGATCTTCCGCAGGCAGGCTGGAGCGCCTGGACAGGCCATCTTCGGCACCAAGTTCCCGAATGTCTCCAACGAACTGCTCCAGATGTTCGATAAGGCCCGTCAGCTGGCCGACGAAGCCACCGGTATGCCCTCGTTCAGCCACGGCAGCACCGGGGTCATGGGTGTAGGTCGTACTGCGTCCGGTATGTCGATGCTCATGGGTGCTGCAGCACAGAATATCAAAGCTGTGGTCCGTAACGTCGATGATTACCTGCTGGCACCACTCGGCAAAGCCCTCTTCGCCTTCAACATGCAGTTCAACTTCGACGAGAAGTTCGTCCAGGGCGATCTAGAGGTCAAAGCGCGCGGTACCGAGTCCCTTATGCGGGGTGAGATCAGGTCTCAGCGTCTTCTGCAGTTCATGCAGCTGACTGCCAACCCGGTGATGCAGGCATTCGTGAAATACGACTACATCCTGCGCGAACTGGCCTCGTCGATGGACCTGGATGAAGACAAGATCCTGAATGACCAGCGTGAGGCTATGATCCAGGCCAAGATGATGGCCGAGATCCAGGCTCTGATGCCTCAGCCTGACCCTGCAGCAGCCCCTCCAGGCCCCGCTGGTGGCCCTCCACCGGCCAGTGACCCAACCGGCAATGGCAATGGCAACATCGCCCCTGGAGCGGCTCCCACGCCCGGTGCTGCAGGCTTCACAGGTGCCGGTGGTGGTGCCAATGGCGGTAACCCTGCACCGCAGCCCCAGGGACAGGTTCCGCAATGAACCGAGACCTAGCCAGACAGCTGCTTCTCCTCGTTAACGACAAAGAGATGATGGATCGTCTGCAGTCCTACGCCGCAGCACGCATCGAAGGTCTGCGGGGTCAGCTGGAGATCTCAAAGGACCAAGAGCGGATCCGTGAGATCCAGGGTTCCATCCAAGAACTGCGTAGGTTCGCTACCCTTCGTGATGAAGCGATTAGAGGCGCGGAATAATGGGCCTTCTCGACCGGGTGTTGGGTTTCTTCGGTGCTGATGAGCAGACTGATGCTGCTCTGAGCGAGAAGCCCACCACCAACCTGATGGATCTGCCGAATGACCAGTTCCAGGCTGCTCTGAGCGAACTGCAGCTGGACCCTACGCGCAGGGATGAACTGGTACGCCAGAAACGTACCCAGGATAGCTCTCTGGCCCCTGTGTACGACGCTGTGGCAGGCGCAGACGAGGCCTTGGCTGCAGACGGTAGGGTACGAGCCAATATCCTGCCCATGAGCAGGCCAGAGGGCATGAGCGCCTTTGATGCATTCACCTCAGGTAACGCTGACCTGGCTTTCCCCGGTATGGTCACGGGTGGTGCTGCATCCATCGCCAAAGCCATCGATGCACCAGCTGCTGCAGCCAGCGGTCTCATCCCCATGCAGGACATGGCTGACGAGGCGCTGAATACCACCTCAGTTGTTGGTCTGAGTGCAGCCAGCCTGGGCCGCAAGCCAGCGGGTTCCAGTGGCACATTCCTGATCGAAGGTCCGTGGCTCAAGGATCGCTCAGACCTGACCAAGGCCGAGAAGATGGCTGCAGCTGGTGACGATAAGCTTTCGATCAAGAAGGCCACCGGCTGGGAAAACCTGATGGGCGAGTGGGTCTACGAGGTTTCTGACAAAGGTGCGGAGATCGGACTGACTGCAGCTGCGAAAGGTCTGACCCGCGATACCAAGACCATGATGCCTGGTCAGCCCCTCAGCCAGAACGGTCGTATCGCTCTCAAGGCCAAGGCCCGCCAGAACGTGCTGGAACTACAGAAGCGGTACCGGGCAGGAGAGATCACTGAAGCTGACATGATGGATCAGACGAAGCTGCTTGAGCAGGATCTGATTACCAATCTTGGGTCCATGACTGAAACCCGGGAAGTGGTTACGCAGCAGCCTATCGTTATGCCCAAGAGCGGTCGTCTTGATCAGGTGCTGATGCACGATGAGCTTTATAAGTACGACCTGGGTATCAAGGATCTTTCTGCAGAGGCAGGTAAGCAGAAGGCTACGTCAGCAGGACTGAAGGGTAACTACCTTGGTGCGTACTACCCGACAGGATCCACACCTCCAGCTGGAGCTTCTCGGATCAATTCTTTTAAGAATGCGGGATCACCCGAAGACATCAAGTCTACTCTTATCCACGAAGTCCAGCATGGCATTGATGACAAACTCGGGTCGCCCAACGATGGGTCGAACACTAACAAAGCCAAAGTGGCCCAGGCCAATGCCGCCCAACGAGTGAAGGCGTGGGAGGCTCAATTAAAGACAGATCCTGCACATACTGCACTTGTTGATACCATCAAGAATTTGGGGATCACGGTCAACAACTACTCCATAAAGGAAATCGATAGAGCCTTGAAAGAGAAGGCTGAGGTTGATGCAGTCGTATCTCTACAAAACTCTTTCATGGTTGGGGAGAAAACTGCAAAGGATCTTCTCACGAGGTTCAAGGCGGTTCCTGGTATCAAAGACTACTTTGATGCACACGACCGGATACGGAACTCTGTCGAGTTCAAGATTTCCAACATGACGGACTTTGATGCGTACCAAAGGGAACGTGGAGAAGCTAAGTCTAGATTGGCCCAGACCAGACGTAACAAGTCCCAAGACGAAATTCGCAATAGCGTTGCTTCAGACCAGTTGGATGTACCTGAGAACGAGACGTACACCCAGAGGGACATGATCGATACTATTACTGCATTTCCCTCTGCTGCTGAGATGCAGACCGATGCCATGCTTTCCAACGAAGCAAAGAAGGTACGCTGATGGCATTCCCCAGCACGTCCATGTCCCGTCGTGGCATTACCACGAACGAAGGCCTGATGAAGGCATCTGACCGCTTCCAGCGTGACGATAACGAAGCAGACACCAATCAAGACGGCGAACTGTCTCCCTTTGAACGGGAGCGGGGCGATGCAATCCAGAAGGATACGACTATGAAGTTTTCAAAGGGCGGCATGATGGCTGACGACGCTCTCGGTTATGACGAAGAGAGCGGTAATCCAATCCCCCTGGGATCATCTGATGTCGAAGTACGGGATGATATCGATGCCAAACTTTCGACCGGTGAGTTCGTACTCCCGGCTGATGTTGTCCGCTATCACGGTTTGAAGAACATTCTCGGCATGATCGATGAGGCTAAGTACGGCCTGATGTGTATGCACGAAGACGGATATCTGAAGGTCTCCGGTGAAGAGACTGAAGAAGAAGATGATGAAGACGATAGCGGCATTGAAGTCGCGTCGGTCGAAGTCACTGAGGAAACCATGCATGGCAAAGAGACCTACAAGTCCAATCCACGCATGATCGGAATGGCAAAGCAACCTAAGATCGTCTTCGCCATTTAAACGCAGCAGGGCCACCCGGAACACCGGCCCCCACTATGAGGCTACAATGAGCAAGTACAAAGGCAACTACCGTTCTGAACTCGACGATGATGAGAAGACCTATTCTCAGGAAGTCACAGAGACCCAGGGCGGGCCTGAACCCACGGACTCGGAGGATTCATCCTTCAAGAAGCGTTACGGTGATCTGCGCCGTCATATGCAGACCACCCTCTCTCAGAAGGACCAAGAACTGGCCCAGATGAAAGAGCAGCTGGACAACGCCACCAAGCAGCAGATCCGCTTCCCCAAGACGGACGAAGAGATCGATAACTGGTCCAAGAAGTATCCTGACGTGGCCAAGATCATCGACACCATCGCTCGTAAGCGTGCCAATGAGGCGCTTGAGATCGGTGAGAAGAAGCTGTCGAAGATTACGGAGCTTGAAGCAAACCTCAACCGTAAGGAAGCCGAGCAGGAACTTGTGCGTCTGCATCCGGACTTCCAGACCATCCGCAAAGATCCCGAATTCCACGAATGGGTCTCTGAGCAGCCTCAGTCTATTCAGGACAGCCTGTACAAGAACAACGTCGATGCGTTCTCGGCGGCACGGTCTATCGATCTGTACAAGGCGGATAAGGGCATCGCCAAGAAGAAGGCAGGGGATAGCCGGTCTGCAGCTGAATCTGTTGGTCGTACTTCTCGGTCTGCACCCACAGCTGGCGGTAAGTCCAAGTTCAGTGAGAGCATGGTCGAACGGATGTCTGTGGCTGAATACGAGAAGAACGAAGCTGCAATCTTGGATGCAATGCGGTCTGGTGCATTCGATTACGACATGACCGGTGCTGCGCGTTAACAGTGTTGCGTACTTGGATTAGTTCATGGTATAATTAACGTAGTTTCGGAGCAGTAGTCTCCGAGCATTCACTAGGCATAGTGAATCTGAGGTGTGACCGAATACCGATGTGATAGATCGGTAAGGTAGATCCGGGGCTTGGTCGCCTGCTTAACCAGCAAACGGATCGTCTGGCGAAGTATTCCTATCTAGCCAGTGCAGTTACAATCTGCCACCTCGCCTTTCTCCGACATACTTAGATTGCGATCAAGTATCTCCGAGACGGGACTTCTCCCTCTCCTGATGAACGAGCCGCTCTAGGCCTACCTCGTTTCATCTCTCTCACCAGAAGAATTAGACGCTCAGTCCACCAGTAACGGTGTGGCCCTTAACCATTGGGGATGGCCTTCTCCTCAGGTTAAGCACCTACAGCACGTACTGCCGCTTGTCCGTTCTCTTCTGTGACCTGACCGGACCCAACTCGGGTCTTTCTCATGCCACAAATGGAGGAACATCTCATGGCATTTCCAGTCGCTGGTGGTTACACCCAGTTTAGTACGGGAAACTTTTCACCCGTCATCTATTCGAAGAAGGTCCAAAAAGCCTTCCGTAAGTCTTCGATCATCGAAGATGTAACGAACACCGATTACTCGGGCGACATCGCCAACTTCGGTGACTCGGTCAAGATCATCAAAGAACCCGATATCACCATCACGACCCTCGCCCGTGGCACCACTCTGGCCACCCAGGCGCTGTCGGATGCTGACTTCACGATGATCGTGGACCAGGCCAACTACTTCCAGTTCGCTCTGGACGACATCGAAGAAGCCCACAGCCATGTGAACTTCATGGACCTCGCATCTGACCGCGCTGGCTATAAGCTGCGTGACAAGTTCGATGCCGAAGTTCTTGGCTATCTGGCTGGTTGGAACTGGAACGGATCGGCATGGGTACGTCGTACCACTGTCTCCGGTACCAAGGCTGACAGCAATGCCGGTAACGACGAACTGCTGGCTGCGAACAAGCTCAACATCACCTCGTTCGGTGGTACTGATCTTGGCGCTCAGACCGAAATCACCTC